TTCGTGATCGTCTGCGTGCTGCCGTTGCCGGTATAAAGCCAGGTGCTGAAGACATCCTCGACGTAGAGCTTTTCAGCCGCTGCAGCAGTTGCAGCAGATAGTGCTTTAGCCAGCATCACGCATCACCCACGCGAGCGCCGTACACCTGAGTGCCGACTTTCCACAACACAATAACCGTGTAGCCCGTTGTATTAAGTGTTGGCGCTACGCCTGCGTTGGTCTTCCACACCACACCACTGCCGCCAAACGTTGCATCGCTCCAGGTCAACGTGTAAGCAGTGCCGTCGTCCACCATCAGCGTTACAGCTTCACCAGCAGCAAAGTTGGTCGCCTTGGGTGTGCGGTTAGCACCAAGTGTGATCAGTTGAACGCTGCCGTTGCCGGGGTCGATCTCAAAAGCAGCTCCATCAGTGATGGTAAATACGTCCTCAAGGATTGTGCCGATAATCGCCGGATCTGTCAGCGTTTGAACCGCAGTAAAGGTTTGCGAAACATTTAGTTTTGCGGTGTCGGCATCATACCCTTGCACAGTAACGCCAATATCTGCTGCATTTAATAGCGTTGCATCATACCCTTGCACAGTAATGCCAATATCTGCTGCATTTAATAGCGTTGCATCATACCCTTGAACAGTAACGCCAATATCAGATCCTTCAAGTAGGCTCGGGTTGTACGGCTGGATCGTGACGCCAATGTCGCTTGGCGTGAGGCCTGTCGACGGGATCGGGTAATAAGACCCCCCAATCAAGGGGTCGGCGAGGAACCGCTGGTTCCTAAGGTCGTAAACCACAGGCCGGCGCTGCGGGTCTGTTATGCCTGCCATCGCCCATACTCTGTTCTTTTGATTCTAGGCACCGCCTAACGCACGATCACAGGTGCAGCTGGGTCATCGGCGTCCAAGAATTGGAGTACTGGAAAACTATTGCCCCCAACACTGACGGTGTCCTCGAAAGCTTGCGTGCTTGCGTTAAAGATCCTGAGCCTCTGTGTGCCGCGCTCTAGCCACCAGTCGTTTTGCCGGCACCAGGTCGCTAGTGGCTCATCTGAATCATTCCAAAGCAACGGACGCGCGTCAGGGCGTATCGCATCCCTCGGATCGCCACCGGGGAAAAGAATAATTCCCACAGCGTCTGCGACCGTCATCGCGAATCGATCCCAATTCAGCTGCCGCAAGCGGAAATATTCCATGATCTCATCACTGGAGAAGCGGCGCTCTGCATCGGCTTCAAATTCAAGGAAGATGCGCTCGTCTCCGACTGGATAGTCATCAGGTTCCAGCCAGGGGACTCCGCACTGCCACCGCAGCGAATGAATGTGTTTACACTCCCTGCGTTCATCACGCCGACGGGGCAGGGTACGCCATTGCCGGTAGTAGCCAACGCCCTGGCGCTCCCAAGCGGCGTTCACGCTTCGAGCGGCATTCGGTTTTGGGAATAGATCTCGCGGTTGACCTCGATCCGGGACTTCCAAGTTTGCTAGCGCCCCGCCAAGATGATCAGGGCAGCAGCAGAAGAACTTAAAGGAAGAACACAGATGCCGGCTGCCATCCGTGCGCCAAATCGTCGGTGCTGCTGGGCTGTAGGGGAGGTTGTCCCAGTAGATCCGCCCGTTGCGCTCAATCCGCCCAGCCGGTCTAGACAGGTCGAACGTCATCGTCAAGCCGCCGACGTTCACGGCTGTCAAAGTCAAAGCAACACTGCCGGCATCTTTTTCAATGAGTCCCCCTGGGTAGCTCGCCCCATTGGCAGAGTCTTCAAACTGATCGCCGATGAAGATACTGAAGACCGCCAACTGAGCAGTGCTCAGGATCCCGTTCACGTTCAGTGTCAGCGTGTGCGTACTTGGATCGTCGCCACTGGTATTTGTCGTGACACGCGCAGCCGTAATCGGCTGGGGCAAGATGATCGATCCCCTCGTGCGGCAACTGGCATACCAGGCCCGCTCCGGTGAAGTCGCACTTGGGAACAGGGTCGTAATTTCTTTCGACGTGCCGTCCACAGCGCCAGTCACAAAGCGGGCCAGGCTATGGATCTGGTAGTCACCCCAGCTCCGTCCCGTCCCAAAGTAATACTCTTGCCCTAGCCGCCAACGCTTGTAGTCACTCTCGCGGTTATAAGCCTCAAGGACTGTTGGGAATGCTGTGCTGCCATATTCGCCCAACCCCTCACCCTTGCGGGGGTAGATGCCAGCCGCGGGGGTCCGGGGTCGGCGGTCTACCCGCTCCAGACGCATCCCGCGATCGAGTCGTGCGCCGACCCTCTTTGCCATCGACCTAGTAAAAGCCGCCTTGCGCGAAAACGTGAACCCGTGTTGCACTGCTCGGAGCAGTTAAAGCCGCGGTCAGCCCGACGTAAAGAAGTGCTGTCGAGGGTATGTACAGGCCGGTATTCTTTTTATCGGTCTCACTGGGATATGTTGACGCAGTGGCCGCCGGCGATGCAAGGTTAGGCACAGGTATCGTCAACGGAGGGAGGCTCATGTTGATGCGCTGCCCTGCCGTCGACCCTCCAGGAATCGCTACCGACGCGACGCATGCTGTATTTGATGCGCTAATTGAGGCCTGGGAAGCCGCTGTGCTCAGGAAGGCCAGTACGGTGCTTGTCGTTGTCGAGGCCTCCGTGATAATCACCGATATCGAATCGACAATTGCACCGTCATTACTACTACAGTCCACAAGCAGCACGCATCCACTCCCGGAAGGCGTGTTGAAGTTCGTAGCCGTCGTCAATCCCGCGGTTCCTCCCACGGAAGCGAACGAATGAAGCGGTCGATCGACCAGCATCGGCTGTTTATTTGAGCTCGTCGTCGCCATCGAACGTCTCTTGGTGGTTCATACCGCGGACTGCGATTCATTACGCAAGCCCACACCAATAGCTTAATCGCGCCGTTGCGGTAGTCGACGATTAGCTGAATCGCTTCCTGTAGTAAGAGGATGCGCGGCTACTAGCTACCCCCCTGTCGGCCGACGCCGCGCGGGGGCGAGAGGCCTGCGAAACCACGCCGACTGGTTGGCCTCGGTCCAGGACACTGTCATCGGCATCGATATCCACTCTGACCACTCCTTCCCTGCCGCTACTGCGATATGCGATTCCACCGGATGCCGTCGAACGGCCGGAGGGGAAGCCGGGATTATTGCCTCCAACCGTGCTCCCCGAACGCAAGGAGGACAGCTGACTGTCTACCTCTCGCTGTCGAAACGCCTCTGCATCCGCGCGATCTAGGCTCGCTGCCTCGCGTGCTTCAGATGCTTCCTTCCGGCTTTGCTCTAATGCCGACTGGTAAGTGCCTATTGCTGATGTGAAGCGATTCTGATATTCCGACTCAGCCGCTTCTGCTTTTGATCGCCACTGACCAATGAGATCCTTGTATTGCGACTCTCGCTGCTGCCACTCACCCTCGCGCTCCTTGAGCCGCGCCTCGTAGTCTGCATTGGGGTCTGCGGCGGGGGCGGACGCCCTGCCGACCATCCCAGGGTTGTTTGCGGCGAAACCGGCAATTCCAGCCTTGATTTGATCAAGTGACTTCCCCGTCCCTTGCCAGTCCCTAATTTCAGAGTCCTGCGGCGCGCGCTTCAGGCTGTCTTGATAGAAATTCGTGATCTGCTGCCGACCATATGTCGACAGAGCGTGTCCTGACAGCCCGCTTTCAATCTCCGCAAGAGACTTCCCCGTTCCCACCCAGTCTCGAATTTCACTGGGCTGTGGAGATCGTCCTAGGTACTCCTTGTAGTACCCCGTGATCGCTTTGCTTTGTTCAGCTGTTGGCGCGGATCCCATTGCTCAAGACTCCATGGGTACGTTTCGCCTCGGACCGCCCGCGACGAGCGAAGGCGATGTCGATGTACCGAGCGGTCGTGGCGGCGTCTGTGCCATTGAGGCATCGATAGCGCTCAATCGGCTTTCGTGGCCAAAGCCGTAGCCAGGTGTGTGCACCTGATCAGCGGCCCCCTTCTCTGGATCCCCGGCTGCTACCAAATTCGCCGCGGGGCCAGGGGTTGTCAGCGCGGGCTCTTCTTGTCGAACAAACCGACGACCATCTCCATAAGGACTTGAATACGTCGTCAGTCCATCAGCGATGGCGTCATAGCGAAACTCCGATGGCTTGGCCTTGGCGGAATAGAAGTTACGCGGATTGGTCGGAACCATTCCGGCCGCCGCCGTGAAGTCACGGTTGATCTCGCGTCCCATGGCGCGATCCTCGAACCAGCGGCCTTCCTCGGGTGTTTCGCCGCGGACGGGGCCTTTATTGAAGCGACCTTGGGGATGACGGTTGTTCATGATTGCCTTCAGATTCCAGTCAAAAGCTGCCCGCGGGTTACGCCACCCTTGTAGCGCTGCAGTAGTTCTTCAGCGCGCTGCTGCTGGGCCGTCTGCGTTGCCGGTGCCAGATTGCTTGCTCGAGCAGCCTCGGGCTGGACTGGCGGTTGCGCAATCGGGAGCTGGTCGAACTCCGGATCAAAACCGTAAGCGCCTTCACCCACCGTGGTCTGACCTTGTGCATTGATTCCAAGCACGCGATCATCTGGTGTGTAGCCGCCAGACGCGAGTTCGCCGCTGGAGGGTGGTGTGGTGGCGGGCTCTCCGTGAAGAGCGTATTTCGCCTCCATGAGGGCTCGCTCTCCAGCCGTGGGGTTCGCGCTGTCGATCGTGGGAACGCTCAGCTCGCCCTCACCCATGCCGGCGGTGCCGCCCGGGAAGCGCTTGTTGTATTCGCGCAGCGCAAGGCCCTGATTTGCTTCTGCCCATTTACGCAGATCACCGCCCTCCTTGTAGCGGTCATCGACTGAAGCCAGGCCCTCGAGTATCTCACCCATCGAACCAATGCCGACGGCGCGCTGAGCTCCGTAGTAGTCGGCAAGCTTGGCGTCCTTGGGTGCACTCATCTGCTGGCCCAGGCTCAACATCGCCTTGCCTTGCTCCGTATCCCAGTACTCCTTGCTGGCGTACTGCTGCATCATGCGGCGCTGCTCTGCTTCGCGCGCGCGGGCAGCGGGATCCCCGTAGGGGTCGGGGGCACCGAGGCCAGGGGCGACCACGGGGTCCTCAATCCGATCCTGGACGGGATCAGCGGCTGGCTTAATGCCGTATCTCTGTTCGATGACCGTCGATCCTGAGCTTTGCCGCGGCACCCACAAGACATCAACACTGCCGTCCGCATTGGTTCTCTTTTGCCGGAATAGCTCCTGGCCGCCGAAATTTATAGAGTTTGCGGTGAATCCAAGATTGCCTACATTTTTCTGCACAAGAACCTGGCGTCCGTTCAGCCTCGATCCGTATGCGTCGCCACCAGGGACAGGCAGCCCCCAGCGCGCGTCGTTCAACCGAATTGGCGTCCTACCGGTCGCAGCGGCTTGCATGGATTTAGCCTGATCCGCCACTCTCCCTCGGCGCAGTTTCTCGAGGGTCTGATTCTGTGCCTCGTAGTAACCCACGGTCTACCTCCAGTTCATGGAACCCGTGGCCTGCATCACGCGCGTGCCGACGGCTGTATCTGCTGGCCCCGGGATGGCCATGATGAATTCCACACCTGCGCGCTCGAACGCATAGCGGCGGACCTCTTCTCGGCGATAGTTCGCCACATAGAGGGTTTCAGCCAGTAGGTCCACCTCCCGCAGGTAAACCTCCCGGTAGTCCTTGGCCGCCTTCAGCGGATCGGACTGATAGATCGCACGATCGGTGTCACCGGTGATCCGCTCAATCCGGCTCGGTTGAGGCTGGTCCTCGACGCGGAAGATCTGGGAAATCCGGTACGCCTTGTCGCAGCGATCCAGGTGCTCGATCACCCGGCTATAGAAATAGCTGTCGGGTATGCGAGCCATCGCTTCCTCCAGACGGGCTACGTCGCCGGCGGGGATATTTGCGCCGACATTGATGCCTAGGTGGAAGCGACAACGGCTTTTGTCGTAATCGTTTAGTTCGATTGGACTGACCGCCGATCTTGACAGATTCTAAGATTCTCAGCCGACGTAGATCAAATCGGCGGCGATCACCTCATCCCAATCCACGCGGCCAATCCGCTTGAGCTGATCGAGATTGGTGAAGCGCTCACCGGAGAGGCTTAGGCGCAGCTCAACAATCTTCTTGGCAGTGCTGTAACCAATCCCTTTGACTGCCTTGGCGATGGCCTCTGCAGAAGCAGTATTGATGTTCAGGCGCGTGTCGACCGGAATCGCGCTCTCGGGAATCGCATCCTCATCAGCGGGGCGCTCGGCGGATTGAGGCTTCGGTCCTTCACCCACGCGGCCCTTGCCAGGCTCGTAAGCCACAAGATCAGCCAGGGCCAGATACTGCACCGCGCCGGCCGAGTTGCGGATCATCGCCCAGTCCTTGTCGTGGTGAGCGATGAACTCAACGATCTGGCCGTTCTTGGTGTTCTGGTATAGCGCCATAACGCACAAACAAAAAAGGGCGCCTGATCAAACAGACGCCCTCATTGTAGGGACAAACCCTCAGTTCACAGAGTTCAGGACTCCGTGATATAGGGGATGCTCACATCGTTCAGCTCAGCCACAGCATCGTCGAGGTAGTAAGCCACCTCGCAGATGATGGGGGTACCGCCAGTCAGGCTGGAGGTCAGAGTCGAACCAGCAGCGGTGCCGGTGCTGTTGGTCACGTAGACCTTCAGGGTTTCGGCGCCAGTCAGTGCCACCGGAGTGATCACAGACTTGCTGGCAGCCACAGGGGCCACGGTGGTGCTGGCTACAGCGATGGTGGCGCTATTGGTCGACAGCGTGGTGGCAGTCAGCACGTTGTCGTTGGCCAGGGCATCAGCCAGCTTGAGGCGATCGGTGTTGGTGCCGACCAGACCAGAGAGGGCGGTGCCCACGCCGCGATCCTTGCGCATGTCGGGAACGCGAACGCCCAGGTAATAGACGTTGGCGCCGGCAGGCAGGGTCAGGCCGGTGATGTCGGCCCGGGGCTTGTCATCACCGCGCTTATCGGGCGAGGGGATGATCACATCAAAGCTGGTGCCGCCGGTGGCGTTAACCAGGGCGTAGCCAGTGATGTGGTAGTACACACGGCCAGGTACGCACACCGCGGGCTGGCCCTGGTAGGAGCTCAGGCGGTTGACGTAGTTACCGGGATAGATCTTCTTAGCCATTGTTCGCTACCTCCTATCAGTACACGAACGAGTAGGCCACAGTCACGAAGTCCTTGTTCAGGATTTCGAAACCGGCGAAGAGCGACCAGATCATGATGATGAAACGACTGAAGTCGTCGTTGTTGTTCAGCAGGATCTGAGCGTTGTTGCCGCCGATGCCCACGCCCACGGCCTGAGGGCCGAAGAACAGCATCGGAGCAGCGGTGGTCACGGCGCTACTAATCGAAGCGTCGGTGATGGTCACCTGCAGGCTCTTCTCGGGCAGGTTGGTGCTTTCGAACCAACGCACGCCTTCAAACAGGAAGCCAGAAGGCATCACGGGCTGACCAGCCACGAAGCCGGCCTGGCCGTAGGCAGGGCCCATGCCACGGAAGAAGCTGGCGTTAGGAGCCAGTTCGGGCTGCATGGGGTTGACCATGCCGTTGCCTGCATAACGAGCGATCTCACGGAACGCATCGTTTTGACGCAGGTGCATCATTGCGGTGGGATCCGCGATGCAACGGTAGTAGCCGTCAGCAAAGGTGGGGACGTTCCGCTTGCGCATGTCCTTCACGACCTCGAGGAGGTCGGTCTTGACATCGAACTTGGCGGATTCGCCAGCGGCGTAAGTCAAGAAGGGGGCAGAACCTGCCTTGGCCTTCTTCAGGGGGTAGAAGTAACCACCCTTGGTGCTGTCAGCTGCGCCATTGGCTTCAGCTTTGAACAGCTCATCTGCGAAGACGCGATCACGCCAGCGGCGATAATCGTCCAGCAAAGTTAGACTTCCGATCGATTGATGGAAGACGTTCAGGTTACCGGTATCCAGCAAAAGACGCTGGGCGGTAAGTAGAGTTTCCCTCAAATTGTTATCCCGAGAGCTCTTTATCTCTCGGCTCTGCATCTTTACCATCGATGCAGTTCAGACTATATCATCACCCCGAAGGGTGCCTCGCGCTCGTGGAGGTCTCTCTCTTACCGCGTGCGGCAGTGGGAGAGATCGACCTTGTAGCTCATGCAGTCTGGTACCCATGGAGCGATTTTGGGGATAAACTCACGCAGGGCATTTTTGTTAATACCCAATCGCAAGTAACCCTTTGAGACTTCCAGCCGGAACCGAACACCGGTCAGGTCTTCAATCCAATCGCGAAGAAGAAAGTTCTCTTCTTCCGTAAAGCAGCATGTCGCCAAGGATCCCTTGGCCTCAATGTATGGGTAGAGCTTGATTTCACCGCTTTTCAAGCGATGCTTCGTATGGCGGCTAGACGAATGGATCGAGCCATCGTCGCACCAGAACACAGCGAGAGCTTCCATTCCAAGCCCCTCTAGGAAGCTCGGAGAGATGGTTTTGATGACTCGGCCATCTTCGACTCGGTACCATCGCTGGAACCAAGGCGAGAACAAGTCGTGATCATCTACGCAATACAGATAACTGGAGTAGATCTTATCTTTGACCTGCCCAGATGATTGCATGTAGGGACCAAGGACGGATCTATTCTTGCCAAGTATCCTGTTCAACCTTTCAGCTTTCCACTCCAGCCAGCGAAGCTGTTTCTCGGAGTGGCCAATACGAAGGTGAACATAACGCTGCCGCTGCAAACCAAGCCACCCATCACCCATCAGGCAGCCCTTAACGAACGCCTGCTGCTGCGGGGCTAACTGGTCGAGCTTCATGGTCTCCTCTAGTCGTTGAACCTTCCGGCTGTTACGGACCGGCTTGGCTGCTGGTTGCCCAATGTACGCCCTGTCGCGCACTGGTGGGGTTCCAGCAATTCACGAGGTTTTCATCGCCTGATCTCTCAGGCGCGCGCCAAGGGTTTAGCGACCTTGAAGGTGGAGGGAGCGGAAGTATCGGTCGGATCAGCGGGGCCGGTGTACTCCTTAAGGGTCACCAGCACCTTGTCCTTGACGATGCTCCGCGAAGAGGCAGTGCCCAGGGTTTGGTCAGCAGTGCGCTCACGGCTGTCCTTGGTACCCGGGGCTCCCCAGAAGCGGTACACATTGTTATCCCGCCGGCTCTTTATCCGACGGCTCTGCATCTTTCTCCATCGATGCAGGTCAGACTATCTCTTCAGTCTTGCGACTGTCCCGCGCTCGTGGGCCTTTACCGTCCGTTCTGGACTCCATGACCTAGTCGTTGCACCTTCCGCCTGTCCCCAGACGGCTTGGCTCAGGATTCCCCGTCACTGATGATTGTGTTCATCAGCTCTGTTTGAGTCTTCTGCCAGTGAACTGGCTTTCCTTGTCAAGGTTCTCGGCGGATGCCGATCTGAAAGTCTTAGGAGGGGTTCCCTGAATTCACGGGATTTAATGACCGCCAACAGGACGATTAACGGTCAAGCTGTACAGTCTGGCCTGGCTGTTTTGCGAAGTCGTGCACCACGACAGGCTCAACAGCCATCTCCACGATATAACTCGGGTGAGGCCGGTACAGCTCGGCACCTAACAGCTTCGGGAAGTCATTGTCAATCCACATGGGATCAAATGCTCCGAAGAGGATTAAGGCGAGTGAGAAGGCAGGCGAACTGCCTCCTGCGTCTTACTATAGTAGGGCTTTGTAGTGTGAAAAATTGGACGCCGCAGACGTCCGTGGGCTGCTCGGGTTGCTTCTGGCCGACGGCAGCCTCGTCCCATATCGCAGTCCCGGCGGGGGTTATATCCAGCTGACCCTGACCGCTGGTGCCTCGGAGTCGGCCTTCCTTGAGGAAAAGGTCGCGGAATTTCGGCAATTTGTGCCCACGCAGGCGCAGATTGTTCACTACAAAACCAAGCCCAGATCCAACGGCAAGAGCACGTCGGTGCTGCGCTTTCGGGTGTCATCGACCAAGCTCCGCCCCGTTTACAACCTGCTCTACCCCGGTGGCGAACGGGAGATCAGCCAGACCGCGCTCGACATGTTGGGCGCAAAAGCAGCTGCCTGGCTCTGGGCAGAAGGCGCGCGGGTGTATCCAGAAGGCTACGTCGATCTTGCGCGTGTCGGTAAAACCTTCGACGAGGCCCTGCGCGTCTGTCAGTGGATCGGGGTGCTGACCGGCGCGGAAGCCACTTTGGCCGATACACACATCAACCCGCGTCTACGTTTCCAGCAGCGGGAGGCCCGCAAAATCCGCACTGCACTCACGCCCTACGCACCTGCATCACGCATTCATCTATTCAAGGAGGAGTCTTGGGATGTCAGCGCAATTCGTAGCGCTCGCACTGAGCTACTGCTTGGGCAAGGGCACGATCAGCTTGCGGGGGCAGAAGAAGCGCCCATGGCTCGAGATCAAGCGGCCGGAGACAGATCTGACGTATCTGAATCATCAGCTGCGCATGCTGCACAAGGTGCATGATGGCAAGCTCGAAGCAGTTTCCGACATTGTCCAGGGCAGCGGCTTTTACGATGATCGCCGTATTCGCGTCCATAGCCCCGACCTCTACCGGGTCTACGAACTTCTCTACTTCCGCGACGAGCGCCGCCTGACACCAGAAGTTCTCAGGATTGCTGGCGCCCAGGGAATTGCCGCGTTGTGGTGCGACACGGGTACAGCGACGAAGACGAAAGCCATCCTTCGCGCTAGGGCAGATGCCGAAGAAACACAGTACCTAGTGGACTGGGTTCGCGAATTCGGCTACATGCCAGCCCTTGTGCAGAAAGGTCGGCTGGAATTCCACGGCATCTTCGCCGATGATCTCATCCACGACCTACGCAAAGTCTTGCCACGCTGCAAGCTCCATACGCTGCGTCGCTAGCGTGATGTAGCCGCAGTAGTGGCTACCCCGAAGAAGAACGGCGTCAGGGGTACATGTTCCAGGAGCTTGGATTTTTGCCGTTTCCCCAAGCTGGCGAGTGATCCGCCGTGCGTCTGATCAGCGTGCGGCGGCGCCTGGTACGCGTAATCCCGATAATTTGCATTTATCGAGCAACCGCGTATTGACTAGCATTGCTGCATCCCTGGCGGGCATTATATGGCTCAGCAAGGTGCTGAGAGCGATCCAAAACCTGATCGCGATCTTCCTGCAGTGAAACGCATGGTCGATCCTGATCCCCTCGATTCCGGGATCCGGCGCAAGTTTCTTGTTTACTGCCAGGAGAACCCATGGGCCGATGAGTGCCGTATCTATGACTCGTGATGACCCTGACACAGACACAGGCCCACGAACTCACGCGCACCAGTTACGGCGGTAGCGATCAAACCCTGCCGTCGTTCTTGCGGCCTTATTACGTCAAGTACAACGCTGTCAGCAAGTCAAGGGACCTAGGTCAGACCGACATTCTCATCGCGGACCTCACCGGCGAGATTGGATCCGAGGCTGGCAGCAATACCCTCTACTTCAAGGTCGCCCTGCCGCGTCGCGTTGAGCTCAGCGTGCGCAAGCTCAGCAGTGGTGCCAGTACTGATCGCTTCGTGAGCGTCGGCATCCTTGACGCCGAGCGAAAGCCAGTGCCTCTCGATACCAGCGGATACGCCACCGAGACAGATATCCATGGCACCGACGCCTACGAAAACCTTTTAGGGGTGCCCGCCGGCACCTATTACGTCACGGTCTCTAGCAGTCAGTGGCAACGCATTCCTTTTGCGATCACGATCGCCGTTGGTCGCTACGCCCTTCTTGATGGTGCTGCCCGGGGAGCATTCAGTCCAGTTGGCAGGATCCCGCTGGTGAAGCCTACCGGGCGAGCCGATGGAACTGCGCCTCTCTCTGGCACGTTGCTGCGGCCGAACGTCATCAAGAATTCAGCAGGGGCGGCAGGGGGTACCGCGCTGCCATCTCTGACTCTCAGTATTCTGCGCGGGGCCGTCATCGGAACGATGGTCCCAAGTGGTCGCCTGATGATGAACTGGAAGCTTAACGGTACAGCCAATGGTTCCGATCAATCGCAAGGCACCTTGAGCAGCGAGGCGCCATACGGTGGCGGCTACGGCTACTAGTAAGCCGTCACTCGCCTTACCTAGAATCGATCCATTGCCCGCGAATGGTCCAACAAGGACATGGCGTTTTCTCAGTATCTTGCCGACAAAATCTTGACTTGGATCAAAGGTACGACCTTCCCGACTGCGCTTTCAACTGTTTATATCAGCCTCCACTCCGGTGACCCCGGCACCGCAGGAGCCAATAACAACGTCCAATTAACTATTACTGGAAGCGCCAATCGCACCAGCGTGGCAACCTCGACTTTCAGCACAGTTGGCGCGGCTACTGGCGGTGGCTTCCAAGTTACGAATAACAGCTCGGTTCAGATCACAACCAACGCCGCCGGCAGTGCAACCGTGACCTACTTCGGCGTTTGGGATGCCGTCACCGGTGGCAACTTTCTGGCCTCTGGTCAGCTCACCACCTCTGTCGATGTCGTGGGTGGTGACACTGTTCAGTTCAATGCTGGAGCCCTCGCGATCCGCCTGGTCTGATGGTTAAGCCCAAGAAATCCCCGACCGGTGCCGTCCACAAAGAGCCCGTCGAAAAGCACACGCGACAAGGGCAGGGACGTCGCAGTAAGGCCAGCCACGGCCGCAAGCTCAGTCGCGGCCAAGGTAAGTAATCTCATGTATTAGTGATTCGATCAATACCCCCGAGGTATTAAGCGAAATCGACCTCCAGCTGATACTTGAGGGTTGAGTAGTCCTTGTGCTCGACCACGACCCACATCCGATCGCCGTTTAGCACGGTGAAGGGGCCAAGAGCAACTGTCGACGCTCCACTGGTCGGCGCTTGGCGTCCCAGGCAGGTGATGGCGGCGCCGGGACTAGCAATGCCATTGACCTGGCGAAGCACAGCGATATCGCCGACTGCGCGGTGCGAGGCTGTGAACCCGTTCTCGCTGTACGGCCTTACCGTGATTGTGTAATCGCCGGCGTTGGTTCCAGATCCGTCCGAAATTTCATACTGATCAACGGCGCCTCTGATGCCGCTCAATCGGGAGAAGTCACTTTTCCGGTCTCCCGACACTGGACCTATCAACTCGCCTGGGCCGGTCAAGACTTGCTTTAGGGTGTCACTCTTGCGATTGATCTTATCGATGACTGCCATAGCAGGTGCTGACTCTACTGAGTTAACCCCAGTCTAGAAAAATCTACGCCCACACCCTCACCGGCTGCTGCGGCTGCACCGCATACTGCTCCCAACCCTCAGGCAACTCGCCACTGTAGTTCACATGCCAGCCGTCAAGCGTACTCGGAGGCACTACTACGTTCCCTTCTTCATCCCATTCACCGCCACGGGTGATGCGACCAACCACATCACAGGCATAGCTGTGGGTGTAGCCAACGAGCTTAAGTTCCTCGCCGGCCTCGTTACCGTCGTCATCAAGCACTGGCTCTTTGACGTAGATGCCAGCAGCTAAACCTGCAGCAATCCAAGTAGGTTCATCCGGGAAGCGGAAGAACGTAGGGGTGGGGGGTGTGAGGAGTTCTTCAGTCATGAGAGAGAGGGTCGATTGTTTGAAAGCTCGCAACGGTTAGTTCCGTATTTGACGCTGCTTGGTTGATTCAGCAGCCACGTTTCTACATGGGCCAAGACTCGCCTAGCTGTTTCTTCATCTGGTCGGTCGCAGGCAATGCCGTTTCCGATTTCAGCAGCAATGATAGCTAGGAGTTCTTCAGTCATTAGTGTTGCCGACTACGGTGGTTGGGGTCATGCTGCTACAGTCTCGCGGTTGTGATAGGCGAGC